GGCCTAAGACCCATGTTGAGGACTCTAAAAATGAAGGAGTCGTCGTTCCTGCTTATACGGACATTGAATTTGATTGGAAGTATATAATACCTTGCTACAGAGACACATATGTTGAAGAAGTAGTTGAGCAGTTGAAGAAATACTACAAAGTGGGTAGAATAAGAACAATGGCCTTGCAAGGTCCTTATGCCTATACATTACATTCGGATATGACTAAGAGGTTACATATACCAATCATTACTAATAAGAATTGCTACTTCGTCGATGGTGAATTGAATAACTACTTTATGCATGAGCCTGGAAGAGTATATATTTTGGATACAACACAACAGCATGCAGCTATCAATTTGAGTATGGAAGATAGATTGCATATTGTGGCAGCAGTGGAAGAATTATGACAAACTTGATTTTAACTGACGATCAATCTAACCCTATGAATAAAAAGACACTAGGTGAAGCAGATGGGATGAAAGGGTTCTCTCTGAAGGATCAGTATTCTGATATTAAGGGTTGGCCAAAGCATCCTATGGCCGCTAACTCTAAAGGTGGTACAGAGTACATGTTTGATACTTTGTATGACCGTTTGCCTGACGACATTAGAGATATGTTTCAGGTGATTGCGTCACGTGTTGATGAAGAGTTGTTTGATGGTCGTCCTAGAATTCTTTGGCTGCACGACCTATGGAACGATCCACAAGCTGAACATCTGAAGACATCAGCATCTCGTCAACGGTTCCGTAAGTTGGTATTTGTATCTAACTATCAGCAACATACGTTCAATCAAGGTCTTGGCATCCCTTACCAAGAGGGTATAGTATTAAAGAATGCTATCGATCCAATTGAAGAGCATACTAAACCAGAGGGTCGTATTAATCTGATTTATCATACTACACCACACCGCGGTTTAGATTTACTTGTAGCTGCATATCAGTCCTTATCACAGGAATGGGGTGATAAAGTTCATCTAAATGTATACAGCTCATTTAATGTTTATGGATGGCCCGATAGAGATAAAGAGTTTGAGACTTTGTTCAAAGCTATCGATGACCATCCTCATATGACTAATCATGGAGCTGTTCCTAACTCAGAGATCCGTAAGGCATTGAAGGAGACACATATCTTTGCATATCCATCTGCATGGACTCAGACTTCTTGCATTGCAGCTATTGAAGCAATGTCTGCTGGTTGTCAAATCGTTACATCATCATTAGGTGCACTTCCAGAAACAACTGGTGGTTTTGCAACTATGTATGGGTTTGTAGAAAATAGACAGTTTCATGCAAATATGTTTGCTGGAGCATTAAAACAAGCAGTAGAAAACCATCAATCCTTTATAAATACAAATAAAGCTAATGTCCAAAAGAATTGGGCAGATTATGTCTACAACTGGGACTTACGTATCCAGGAGTGGGAAAACTTGTTGAGGCAACTATAATGGGAAACGCTGTTTTTAAATATACAAGAAATAAATCGACTGCAAACTGGTCGAATGTTTCTGATGTACAATCCGATATTACCACAGACACACAAGCAATATCTACCAACTCACAAATGTCTGCAATCAACGATTGGTTTATGTTGGGACAAGCTACAACAGTAGTCACTTATATAAATACAACAAGTGCGGTAGTTACACAGACCTTCGATGAAGTTCTAATGTCTAACACAACATTTATGGGTATGCACAACCATCTGGATTCTGGTTCAGACACAAGTAGCAACCAATATAAGTTAAAGCAAGACCACGGTTATACATTTAGTACTGCTAACGTTGAATTTTCAAATGGACATTCATACGTTATTAATAACAACGTGTTTGGTTAATCTGCATACTTCATAAAATTATATTCAGTACTATTATCAACCTCAGGTTCTGAAACACCACTATCCAGATTCTTTACTTTTTTGTTTTCAGGTTCTGGTATAGCTAATACTTCATTCTCAAATTCTTCATAAAACATACCTCTGAGATTAGGTTCATTTAATGGATTAAGTCTCAGAGGTTGTTTGTTTTCCATTACAAAGATAAATGCCACATCATGGTTTTTAGAAGCAAACCAATTCATATACTTTGTACGATTAACACTGTCAGCATGTCCAGCAGCTGTCTCTGGACCGTATGCATTTGTTCCTTCATACACATTGGTGGTTGAATCTTCCGTAGCTAAAATAAAGTCAAAGCCGAAAACGTAAACTTGTTTAGCACCCCTCTTGATGGCTTCTGACATTGCATTCATACCGGCATTAGATCGTGGTGTTTGAATTTGTTCCATTAGTCCAGGATTGTTAATCATAAGACCACGTTTATCGATACCAGAAAGTTCAAGATGATAGTCGACTGGTTCAAACTGTTCCTCTACAGGAGGAACAATGAATCGTTGTGAAGGAAAGTTACTACTCTCAATCTCTGTGATAATCTTATCGTCAATAGCAACAAGATAATCTGGGAGGTCCCAATTATTCTTTACAAAGGTATCTCGGTAAAGAGCATTACATCCATACACAGTGCCTTTACCTTTGAGACGCTTCAGTTCAAAGTGTCGTCTCGATTTGCCGTTCCCAATAACGAATGCTCTTTCAGTCATACCACCAGTCTGGCAAATGCCATTCCTCTTCTCTAATTACCTTCTTCTTGAATAAGTTCTTGAGGTCCCGCTTTCACCAATGTGAGCTGATACCAGGGAAAGCCTGCTGTACAGCATGCTTAGTAATACCTTTATACTTGGATACCAAGTTACGCTCTTTCATAAGCAGCAACAATTTTGCATCATCAGGATCCACAGACTCTAACAACTCAATGAACACAGTCTCACGCTTCATTGGTTTAACATCTCTATAATCGTTATGGTTAACGAAGATATTTAACTTGCGTAGAGATGCCTTCAATACGTGTTGTAAGTCTTCACCTTTATCAGCTGCTTTGTAAGGAGGGTCACCCTCTGGTAACAACCATTCGATATTTGGATCGTATGTATATCCAAGAATGGTCTTGAGAGCTGGGGTAGCATGCTCTCTCAAAAAGTCAATACGAGCATTTCGCCCATCTTGTTTACTAGCCTCTCTGAGAAACTCAGCGATGCCAAGTTTGGTGTAGTTAGTAGCCATTAAAAGTCACCTATGTGTTCCATTAAGTTTTTCAATTGTTTTTTGACAAAGTAGTTAAACAGTTTATTCCGTTCAGGTGTTTGTCCTTCGTATTCATTTATAACTTCGTCTCTAATATTCTGAGGAATTAAATCTAAGTCAATTAGGACTTTGTTTCGTTGCCAGCCTCTCATCATAGCTTCACTACAATATTCTTTAGGGTCTTGGATAGACCATTCTGTCAGCTTTGCATGTCTAATAGGCTTGCTTCGTTTACCTGCAACGAATACATCATCATCTGATAGGAAGTTAGGAATACCATCACCTCTATCACCTTTAATGATATGCTCGTTTAAGAATTGAGCAGGATTAGTTACGCGGATGAATTTCTTACCTACAGGACTATATTGAGATACATTAGCATACTTCTGAAGTTGTCCAAAGTCTTTATCTGATGAAAGAATAAGAATTTGATCAGCACTCTCTGGTGCAATACCAAGGTAACCAAACTCATGGCATAATGAAGCAATTACATCATCAGCCTCAGCTCGTTCAATCTGTACCACCTTGTAAGGAAAGTTCTCTCTGAGCTCTTGTTTGATCTGATCCAGTATTGTAAAGATAGCAGGCCAGTCTAAAGAACTCTCACCTCTATCCTTTTTACGATTAGCTTTGTAAAGAGGAAACACATCCTTACGCCAATTGTTTTTATCATCACAACAGATAACCAGCTCACCATACTCATCAGTAAACTTACGTCTATGTAAACGCAAGCTGTTCAATACCATATGGCGAACAAGGTTCTCATCTATTTCTGGATCTTTAGGATTAATTGCTTTGACTAGATTAGCAATAACAATCTGGTTGAAGTCTACCAATATCATAATTTAAAATAATTCAGGGTCCTCGTCGTACTCTGATTCCTTTGTGTATTCGTCAATGTGTTCTTGTTCCACACTCTCAAGTGTCTCAATTGCCTCATCCATAAGTTGTTGGAATGGATGTCCAATGCCTAGTGTACGATACAACCCAGAGCGAATTGTTTCAACAGAAAAACTAAAGTCTTTCAGAAATTCTTCATCTTCTAGATTGAATCCATGCTGTACAAATTTCATAGCAAGTTGATTAGTATAGTGTTCAACAATGTTGTTCACATATTTCTTCTTGTTACGAATTACTTGTAATCGCATTTCTTCGTCTGATTGAGGAGGAGCGCCTTCAC